TTTGTCCTGGTTGACCGCTGCATCGTTGATCTTTGCGGTGGTGACTGCATTTGCAGCGATGTTGGCCTGCAAAACAATGTCATTTGCCAGAGTTGTGGCAAAAGATCCAGTGCCAGTACCTGTTACAGCACCGGTCAGTGTGATTGTCTGGTCGCCAGTGTTGGTGCCGCTGCTGGTTCCTGAGAATGAGGATCCGTCAGTCCACGTACCAGTGGCTAAAGCGATGTTGCCAAGACCAAGCGTTGCTCTTTGATCTGCAATAGTTGCATCGCCAAGAAGTGCCCGACCCGCTGCTGTGCAGGCGATTTCTTCAACAGTTCCGCCACCTGCTGTGCTGCGGCCCAGGACAACATCTGTTGTTGAGGTGTCCTGGAGAACGTCGTAAGTAACAGAATCGGAGGCTAGTTCTGTTGTACCAACTGCACCTGCCGCAATTGTGGTTGCAAATGTTCCGGTGCCGGATCCAGTTACATCGCCTGTCAGGGTGATGGTTTGGTCGCCGGTGTTGGTGCCGCTTGTGGTGCCGGAGTGCGTACCGGAGAACGTACCACTTTGAGTAGCAAGCGTTCCAAGGCCAAGGGTGGTGCGCTGGTCCGCAACAGTTACATCATCAATAAGAGCACGACCAACTGCTGTGCAGGTAATTTCTTCGAGGTCGCCAGCACCTGCACTGACTCGCCCGATGATGATGTCGTCGGTTGAGGTGTTTTGTAGTTTTGCGTAGGTGACTGCGTTGTCGGCTAGCTCATCTGTTTCAACCGCACCAGCTGCAAGTTGAGTTGCTGTAAGGCTGTTGTTGGCAATCAGCGTTCCAGCAAGTTCGCCTGCGTTGAGGTTGAGCTTCCCAACCGTGACAGAATTGTCCTGGAGATCTGCTGTAACAATGGTCAGATCTGAGATTTCGGCGCTCGTAATTGTGTTGAGCGTTGCAATTGAACCCAGACCAAGCGTTGCTCGACCTGCGGCTGCATCTGCATCATCTAAAAGTGAGCGACCAAAAGTTGTGAGGTTGTAAACGGCATAGGTATCCGCACCAGTGAGGTAGATGCTTTGGTCTGCCGCAGTGGTCAGGCTTGCGATGGACTGCAGACCTGCGTCATAGGCTTGGACGTCAGCTCCAATGTCAACACCCAAATTGATTCGGGCGTTTGCTGCATCGGATGCTCCAGTGCCGCCATCCGCAACAGTGAGATCCGTGATTCCAGTGATCGTTCCACTGGTAATGGTGACTCCACTAAGCGTCGGGCTTGTGGAATCTTGTGTGGCGATGCTGCCAAGCCCAAGGGTGGTGCGTTGGGCGGTTGCATCTGCATCATCGAGCAGTGCTCGACCAGCCGCAGTGCAGGTAATTTCCTCAATTACACCACTGCCTACGGTGCTACGTCCCAGCAGTCGATCTGTTGCTGTGACGTTTTGAATTTTTGCGTAGGTGATTGCGTCGTCCGCAATCGCTACTGTCCCTAATTTTGTTGTACTACTTTGATTGAGTTTATCTAAATCAATCGCACCAGCGTCAATCAGATCGACGCCAGCAGAAACAAGGTTTTTAGCGGTGACTTTTTTGGTTTCGGACCCGCTGATGTCTACGATCGCGAGAACATCAGATTCAGCTACGCCAGCCTCGGAAAGCTCGACAAGCTGTGTAATGCGCTGGTCAGCCAAGGCCCTACTCCTGCGTCAGGAACGTGTATAGACCTAGTTTAGTCAGTCACTTCTTTGAGCAGGAAATCAACGGACTGGTCAAGCTCAATGCGATCTGTATTCTCCTGCAGGATGTATTCACCTGGACGACCAAAAATAAGACGCAACTCTCCAGTGGTTACAAAATCAACTGTTGCGGTAATGATTCCGTCGTTTGGTACTGTTACGCCAACTGACGTAATTAGGGCGGTTGCTTGGTAAAAAATTGTCTGGGTTTCAGGAGTTATTTCAGTATCAACCAAGTACAACTGCGCGTCAAAACTTGCGCCAATATCTAGACGTTGAATTGTTTGCATAAGTGCTAAAGGCGTGTCAGTTACTCCATTTGTTGTGTAGTCAAAAGCGCAGTCAAGGCGGCCTGATCCGCTTAAAAGCCCGGCGTTGTACTGGTTTCTAAATTTGTCTGCTAGCGATGTAACGTCAATAGCTTCACGGGATGCGTTGAATTCGTACGACGTTACATTTGCCAGTGTATTAGTGCTGACGTCCCGAAGCCTGACTGTTACATCCAGTGGATCACCGCTAAAAGACTGGAGCGTAATTTCAGAGCTTCGCTCGTTATTAACAGCAGCTGCAAAGGTAGGGAAAAGTCTTAGACCGCCAGCTTCGTTGATTTGAACAAAGCAGCTAAAGCTGTCCTCGATTGTGTTGCTGGACCAGTTTGATGCCGGAATAAAAGCCAACCCGCTGGCATTGGTCGTCGTAATATCAATACGATCACCTGTAATAATGTTGTCTAACGACCCATCAAAACCAACCCTATTAAGGGATAGGGAGATATCGTCCGGGCTTATTGTCGAAGTAATTTCAGCTAGGGCTTTATCAGGCCCTCGACGGAAAACAAATCTTCCGTGGTTGCCAAGAAAGAAAGCCATATTAGTGTGCTACAGCAGCTTAGGGGACGTCGATGAAGTCGCCATCCATGGTAAAGCTGATCGGAACAGTGCTTAGTTCACCTGTAGAAACAGTCACGCCAACAGATGTGATGTAACCGTTGAATTGGATGCGGTCCGCTGTTGAACTACCCACATTCAACGTAAACAAAACCCGGTCTGAAGTTTCTACCGCTCCAGTGCTCAAAGCACCTGACTGACTCAATACATATGAAAAATCTTGTGAGGCAGCTGGATCGCCGGATTCTTTGCGGTAGTAAAGGATAGTGGCACTACCTGTTGCGCCTTTGACCCCAGGCACAAAAGTGTTTGCGGTGCTATCTACCGTGTTTGTCCCCAACAACTCAACCGTGGAGTCAAGCGACCAATCACGAATCTTAAGAATAGTATTGCTGCCGATCTGGAGGCTTCCGTAACGCCCGGTAAAGAAAGCCATGACTAGGGAAACGAAATCACCGTTAGTCCTATCCTAGCGAACGACGAATTTGCTACTACGGAAGTCGGCAACCTTAGCTCCCAGATCTTCATAGCAGGGGTACTCCATTGCTTTGACGCGGACTTCACCTTCTTCCTCTAAAGCAACCTCTGTAATACGGAATAGTCTTTTTGATGGGGCGTCGGTGCCCATGACATACATCCAGCCATCGAGATCTGATAAGGCAGATGCAGTCATGCCAGAAACAGATACGCCTGTGTATTTCTTAGTTTCTTGCGTTCCGTGATTGTAAACCAAAAATGTATAGGTGCCGTCCGAAATTTCGTCATGCAAGGGGCTGTTTAAAACACCGCCTGTCAATATCCTCCCCGAAGAGTATTGGTCCCAAGTTGTATTTCCGATATCAACAAAAACATAACTACCTGGCTCAACAGGGCTGTTAGTGGGGAATGTTTTAAACTCGACGCCTCTTGTAGCAAACTTGCGTTGGTTGACAAGTAATTTGCCAATCATAATTGCTTGCTCTCTTTGGGTTACAAAAGAACTAACGTCAAAAGTTTCTGTAGATAGTTCGTCTTTTGAAGTGCCTTTTCTGTAAACTTCAACTGTATTTTGTCGCGCAAAAACAGTACGACTAGATTCCGCTCCAGAGGATTCCATTTCCCGGTAAACGATAGTGGCAAGCATAGGTTGTGTGCTTTGCCCGTACTCAATAAACTCTTCTTTATAGGAACCTTCAATTATGTTTCCGGTCGTAAACAACGCTGAAGGTGTTATCGCAATAGGGCTGCCGTCATTCTTAGCTGCACGTCCGTCATTATCCACGGGGATGGCCGGAACCAACGCCTCTTTGCCGTTTTTGCGTACCAGCTCTAAAAGACTAAAAGGTGCGGTGTTAGCCCAAAACTCACGCCAAGACGTTTGATCAGCAATAACTCCATCCATGAACAGCTGGATTGTGCCGTTGCTTTCGTGGAGGGGCAGTTTATTATTTTTGCAAAACTTCTTGGCAAGGATCAGCGCGTCTTGGTCTAAGACGTGAGAACCTTTGGCGACATAGGTGCCAACACCGTCTTCTGTACTTAAGACCGTATCAACAAAAATGTCTGGCGCGTAGCTACTACTTTTTTCTGGGCTATAACGCTGGAACGTATCCGCATTAAAGCACCGCTTTCCTTGCTCGACGAGTGTACTGATATTTCGCAAATCCTGTAAACCTTTTCCAGCCCGGACTACTAATGCCATTGTTGATAGTTTTTCGTATTCTGAACCTTTTTTATCTCCCGCTCCAGCAAGCTGCTGCTCTGTTACGGCAAGAATGCTTAGTTCAGGACCGTTCTCAAAACTAAACTGAATTTGAGTGTCGGTTGTGTTGCTAAACATGTCATAGTCAAACGTGTTTGCAGGACCTTTAGTTGACATTCCTTTTAAGAATCCGCCCTCAGTACCTCTGATAATTCTTCCATAAAAGCCAAAGGCATTGCCGTTGTGCTTTTCGCTCTGGTAGGCGCTGTTGACAGTGCCTGCTATGTATCCAATTTTTGTGTTGTTTGTTTCTTCGTACCAGGCCATGGGGTCATGGATGGGCTCAAATTTAAACTGCCAACGCACTCTGGATTCTTCGATTTTTTCATTTTTGGGTTCAAAATATAACCCGAGGTGTGCGTCAGATTCCGAGCCACGACGTATGGCAAACAGCAGCGGAGCTTCGTCGTAAGTTGAATCACCAACTTCTTTGTAGAAAACCCTAAAGAAACATGTACGGTCTTGGATGCCGTTATCGCCTGCAGAATAATCTTCCATAACACGGTCATTTGCGTATTCTCTTTGGCGGCCTGCAATTCGTCTGAACAGCTTTGCTTTAATTGAAAAGCGGACTGTGTCGCAAGCTAGAACAGTTTCGTACGATGCCGTCTCAGCTTTAACCAAGCATTTGCTAAAGAACGCCCTGTTTAAATCGGCATAGCCGTTTTGCAACAGAAGTTTTTCGTAGTTGGCTACAATTCTTTTTAAGTCTTTAATTGCTTGCTGTTTTTCACTGATTAAAGCGCCCCATTTATCTTCCATGGCTTTGACGCCATCTTTGTCAACGATAAGATCATTAAAAATTTTATTGTCCTCAAGCGACTGCCTTAAGGTTTCCGTACCAGCTAAATAGGTGTTATTTGAATCCGACCCGGTTCCCGGAGTTACAAAAGAAAACTTGCTGTTTTTTAGCCATCGTTCATCAGGGAGAGGCTCCCCTTTACTTCTGTTATAAGCTTGAAATTTGTAAAGCTTAACGTAATGATCGTGTACTTTTTTTATTACTCTGTTTTCTCTGTTTGAAATTTTAGTTTCAAGCGCTGTAATTATGGCAGCATTTTCGACAGGATTCTTTTGTTTTTCTTGTAGTTTTTTGCGTAATGAGCCTTCGTCATTGCTTAGTTTTACATCCTGGAACGTTTCTATTGTGCCTGCAAGACTAAAATCGTTAATGCTTTTTAAGCGGGTTTCTTTACCCCTTAGAGCACGATTGGTGATTTGAAACGCAATGTCTTGGGCGGCTGCATTGGCGTTTGCTGGCAGGGTATCGGGGTCATCAAAAACACCATTTTCTATATCAGTAATAACTTGCTCAAGATCAGCTAATTGCTTTCTAAGCTCCCTTTTAACTTGACGTGTTTGTAGCGTGGGAGGCGTGACAACTGTGCGATCCCTTAAACGTTTTTCGCTGGTTGACTTTGAACCGCGCTCGTTAAAAAATCCGTATTGTTTTTCACCAAAAATATCAGTCCATTCCACACCTTGCGATTCAAAAGCTGAAAAATTAATATCAACACCTAACCCTTTAATAACAATCCGAGTGCCCGCTTGACGGTCTGTGTCATCACGCTCCAGTTGATTTAGAGCTTTTTTAAAATCTTTAAGACTTGGTACGTTGGGGTTTTGAAGATCATCTAGCTCGTCGCTGTCTGGTTGAGTAAAAGGCTCACGACCCGCCTTTATACATTCCAGCTTGAATTGCACATCACCTGCGTCTAAATCTGTGTTGTTGTTTGGGTTATCAATTACAATAAATTTGGCTGTGCCGAACATGTAGGTTGTACCATAATTCATGCTTTCGACGTACTGACGACGTGTATTGTCAGCTTGCTGCTCAGCTA